TTAGATAGAGAGATCATCATCGAAGTGATTAATGTCGGGCATCGAAAAGAGATCTACAAATAGCGACTTTAAGTTATTAGATAATGCCCTTTGCCGGCGCGCAACCTCCGGAAGCGCGCGGTAGTGAGGACCGGCAACGCAGTGGCTTTTTATCTCAAGATGATTAATCGTTAAGGTAGCGATACTTGCCGGCATGCGGTTTTTGGAAGCGTGCAGTTGTAATCTCCGGCAACTCATCGGCCTCTTTTGCCTCAATGAATTATTTTATGATTCTTAAGAAAATCTGTTGAACGGCGGGAGCCAACGATATCATTCTTTTCACCGGTGCATGCCCGCCAATTGGCATCGATAATGCCTTATTGCCGGCATGCAGTTTTGGGAAGCTTGCAGTGGTAATCTCCGGCAATTCATCAACCTCTTTTGTCCCAATAAATTATTTTGATGATTCTTAAGAGAGTCTGTTGAACGGCGGGAGCCGACTATTTCATTCTTTTCGCTGGTGCATGCCCGCGGTTCGGCATCTTTGATGCCCTCTTGCCGGCACGCACCTTGTGGAAGCATGCAGAGGTATTCTCCGGCAACTCATCAACCTCTTTTGTTTCAACAAATAAGAAGGCTTATGGAAGAGCGGGAGCCGACTATTTCATTCTTTTTACCGGTGCATGCCCGCCAGCCGGCATCTATGATGCCGGAATGAGATTTAGTTAATTTGGAGTTGGTTTAGTGATATACTGCACAGACATATAACGATTGTTATATGTTTTTTGTTTAATGATTCGATTGGATCGAGGGAGTAAGTTATGTCAAATGCAGTCTTAAAAGATCAGTATATTGATATACCGGCTCGTGATAAAAGTAAGATAGCAAAACCGCGCCCAGCTAAGGGTTTTACTTGCAACCATGAGCATCAAGCTAGAAAAGCATCTGAAATTAGTTTTAAAGATCATAAAAATACATTTTATCTTTTAGCTGAGGTTTAATTGATGTATGAATCTTGAGTTATGTGGAGAGATTTTATCTGATGGAAGTATTAAATGGCTAACAGTAGAAGATCTAATCCGCATTAATCGAGAACAAATATTACAAGGCCCATTTAAAGATAGTGAGCCAATAGCTGTTCTTAGTATGGAAAGACTTGAATCTTCTCAGGCAAGTCCTGCTCAATATAGATTCTATGAGCAAACGGATGATATGTTTGAATTAGCATCTGTTCTAATGTTTAGTCTTATCAATAATCATTGTTTTGCTAATGGTAATAAGAGAACGGCTACACAAGCTACTTTTGATTTTTTGCTTATGAATGGTTACAGAATTCCGCCATTGGATGAGGCGGTTATTCTTGATATGGTTGTTGGAGTAGCTTCTAAAAAGTATGACCGGGAATATATAGAGAATTGGTTAGCTTATTACGCAGAAGAATTTGATACTCGTCTACTTTGTATTGATTAGTTTTATTAGAAACCTCCCAAGCGGAGGTTTTTTTAATGCTTAGATAGAAGCTTTCTGATTTCTCAATATATCGATCTCATCAACATGTCGTGAAAACGTGTCGATTTTTTTCAATTTTTTAAACATATCCGAGGGATATGTCGATCCTATTAACATATTTCATCATATAAATGTCGAGTTGCTCTAAGAAGATTTTTGGATCGGCGGGATCTTACCATTTCATTCTTTTTACCGATGCATGCCCGTCAACTGGCATCGATAATGCCTTATTGCCGGCGCGTAATTTCTGGAAGAACGCAGTAGTAAGATCCGGCAACGTTCAGCTTCTTTTGTCTCAATGAATCATTTTGATGATTCTTAAGAGAGTTTGTTGAGGGGCGGGAGCCGACTATTTCATTCTTTTAACCGGCGCATGCCCGCGGTTCGGCATCTTTGATGCCTATTTGCCGGCGCTCAGTTTTTAGAAGAACGTGATAGTAAGATCCGGCAACTCATCAGCTTCTATTTTGCTCAATTGTTATCGATCTTCAATCGTATTACAATGTATGACATCATTGATGTAGAGGTGAAGTTATGACAATCGTTAGTATTAGATTAAATAGAGAAGAAGAGAAGATCTTTAGAGAATATGCCGCTTTTCATGGACAGAGCTTATCAGCCTTATTTAAACAGAGTGTGATTGAGAAAATGGAAGATGAACTCGATTTAAAGCTCCTAAAAGAAGCGATCGCTTACAATGAGAAGCACCCTGAAACCTATACTCATGATGAAGTTAAAAAGGCATTAGGATTATAGATGTATCAAGTGATCTATACGGCGAAAGCCTTAAAATCTTTACAAAAAATTGATAAAACGCAGGCGTTATTTATTCTAAATTGGATTGAAAAGAATTTAGTCGGCTGTTCCGATCCTCGGGTAAAGGGGAAGGCGCTCAAAGGTAACCTTGCTGATTGGCGCTATAGAGTTGGGGATTATCATCTGCTCTGTAACATCTTAGATAGAGAGATCATCATCGAAGTGATTAATGTCGGGCATCGAAAAGAGATCTACAAATAGCGACTTTAAGTTATTAGATAATGCCCTTTGCCGGCGCGCAACCTCCGGAAGCGAGCGATAGTGAGGACCGGCAACGCAGTGGCTTTTTATCTCAAGATGATTAATCGTTAAGGTAGCGATACTTGCCGGCATGCGGTTTTTGGAAGCGTGCAGTTGTAATCTCCGGCAACTCATCGGCCTCTTTTGCCTCAATGAATTATTTTATGATTCTTAAGAAAATCTGTTGAACGGCGGGAGCCAACGATATCATTCTTTTCACCGGTGCATGCCCGCGGTTTGGCATCTTTGATGTCTATTTGCCGGCGCGTGTTTCTTGAAAGAACGTGATAGTAATGGGTGGCAATTGATCAGTGCAGGTTGATCTTATTTTTTATATTTATAAGTCAGTGTCTCTATCTCTATGATTTGCATGGTTAAAGAGCAAGTTTTTTAGGCCCATAATAATTGGTAGACTTAAAAATGCGATACTAACTGCAGGATGAGCGTTGCTCCAAATGCTAATAAGAGATGCAATAATTAACCCCCAAATTAGCCATGTTCCTCTTGTATTAGATTTTTCAGCTAGTTTTAATGATCTAGCAACACGACTAATCTCAGAATCTGTTAGAGCTTTTTCAATTTGCATGGTGTGTTTTCTTTGAGCTACTGACATTTCAATAATCTCTTTTGCCGAACCAGGAATAATTTTTTCATACTCCTCTAATAAAATTGGAGGGGGTAGTGGTCCAGAAAAAATTTGGCTCTCAATTTGAAGGGTTTCTTTTATTTTCTCTTCTTTAATATCACTTGGGAGATCACTTGTTGCTATTTGAGTGATCCTTTCAACTTCATCGGTAACTATATTATCTTTGGTTTCGTTTGAAGAGGTTTGGTTTGTTTTACTAGGCTTATCACTTTTTGTTATCTCCTTTTTCATTATAGTCATCTCCATAATGTGCCAGTGTTTTAGCCGTAGCCTTTGCGATATCTTTAGCTACAATTTGCATATCTTCTTCAGGACTTCTTAATTTAACTTTTGCCGGCTTAATGGAAGATAAGTAATCTGTATAGTGTGTTGATGTACTGGGAATATCAGGGAAATTAATTAGTTTATTAGACCAGTTTAAGATTTTATTACTTAGCTTACTCATGTTTAAACTCCTTCTATTTAAAATAGTTGTCACATGGAACTATGATAGTTGTTTATATTCTAAGTATATATCTTCCGAAAATATAGCCCAAATTGAGATTAAGAAAGTATTAGAATACTTAACTTTTTTATTAAAACCGACTTTTGTTATTCTAGGAGATGTTTTTTTATTATGGGAAGTTTTATAGTGTGGCGGGAGCCAACCATTTCATTCTTATGACTACTGCATGCCCGCTATTTGGCATCTCTGATGCCTTATTGCCGGCGCGTAATTTCTGGAAGAACGCAATAGTGAGAACCGGCAACACAACAGCTTTTATCTCAAGATGATTAATCGTTAAGGTAGCGATACTTGCCGGTATGCGGTTTTTGGAAGCGTGCAGTGGTAATCTCCGGCAACTCATTAGCTTCTGTTTTTTATAAACTTATTTTATATGTCGATCCCATCAACATATTGTTAAAACGTGTCGATTTTTTTCGATTTTTTAAATATATTGTAAGCTCGTAAAATTTTTGGCACGTTTTCACAATTTGATTGGCATAGACAATTTATGAAGATTGTAACAGATTTGGCACAAATTAAGCCCTGAATGCAGGGCTTTTTTATTGCGTTTAAACAGTGGTTAAATGCTGTTTAAAGTTTGGAGAAGTCGAGGACGATTTGTCTATATTTACCTAATTCATCTTTTTTATAGATACGAATGTATTCACTGGAACCAATAATTTTGATTGAATCGTTAATAGCATCCATCGCTTTTAACCATTTTTCGTCTTTAATATCGAGGGATCTTAAGCTTAAGACATTACGAACGTTAATAGATCCTTCTTTATCGACACTGAATGCTCGGTTAATAAGCGCCATGATTTCATCAGATGCACCATTAGACCAACTGAGAATGCACTCATCAATGAGCTGTTTGGCGATTGCTAAACTATTATTAAAGTTAATATGATCAGCAACTGAATACTGAATGCGATACTCGCCGTTAAATGCATATAGGGATGCACCACCTTTAGAGCCTTGAATAACCGTATCATACTCGGTAGCGCTGAGTTCGATGAACTCTCTCACTTCATTGAAGATCTTCCCTTTAAACTCAATCCCTGCCTGTTGGTACTCTTCAGCCAAGACGACAAGCTTGCGAACTGTCTGATCTTCAAACTTATCGAGTTCTTTTACTGCTGATTCTGGAACAAGATTCCCTTTGGGATCTTTCCAATATCTTTTACCGTCTAAGATAACGATATGATTCATAATTATTTCCTTTTTATCTATTCACTGATAATATAAATTTGGGTTTTTATTTAACTTTTATAAGTGATCTATAGAGGCGTAGCTTTAGGCGCTTTTTCTTGCTATTAATTCTTTAAGTGCAGCGCTGTTCTTCTTCGCCATATTTCGCTTAATAGTCGGATCTATCGGGCGCTTTCCAGTTGTTAATGTTGTTAGACTATTGATCCAAGAGCCTAGCTCCATCAGCGCTAAATTAGAAATGAACTCTGTATCTAGCCCTGATTTTGCTAATGTGAAGATAGCTATTTGAGTCCATTCCCGGCGCTCTCTTAATGTTGATTGCTGGGTACTACTCTTTGTTATTGGGTAGGCTCTGAGCGCTTTTTTCTTAAATTCATCTCCGCATCTAATAAGATCGTAAACTCTTCAGAAGCTAGATTTAAGATCTCATCTACGGTAAGTTTCTGGCCACCCACTCTTAATGTTTCCGATAGTGTTACAGCTCTTTCAATTGTAAAACGCTCGGTTTCGGGTAATTCATCGAGATTGGGATATTCACTTAAGAGGATATTGAGAGTATTCATCTTTCCTCTGATCGTTAATAAGCACAACTCAAAGTCATAATGAAGATTGCCATCTTTATCTGCATAGCCGTAGAGTAGCTTTCCTGTTTCTTTTAAATTACTCATTGATCTCTCCAAATGCGAAACCTGTGACTGATACTGTTGCTTCACCTTCTGCACTAGATGATTCTGCGGTTGTTTCTACTGCAAAATCCCGCAATGTTTTACGGCGTGAAGGATTATCTAATGGCCAATAGGTGAACTTGCTTGCTGTGATGCTTGCCCAGTTAATATCCTGACTACCGTCGATGAGGATAGGAACATCAAAATTCAGATCAAACGTTGCAATACCTTTGGCGTATCCGAGAGAACGGCCTTTCGAGTTCATCGTATTGACTCTTCTTCGACCTGTGTTTACATCATATTTGAAATTGATCGCCTCAATCTCAACTCCATCAATCTCTATAACAACCGAGCCCACGTAACGTGCGTTCTTAGACATCTCTAATCTCCTCTTGATTACAATTCAATAACGCCATCATAGATAGATATAAGAAGCACGAGAGCCTGCGGGGCTTCAGTATTTTAGGAGGGCTTATCAGATTCTCCAGCAGGTGTTGGATGCGTATGATTATTAAAGCTTTTACCGGCAACGATCACATCATCATCTGCGGTTACTTTCGATTTCACATCTAACGGCATATTAATAGTAGCTGTTGCGCCTGAAGCACCGCCTCCACCTGCATTCAATGCACCATTGAGATTAATTACAGGTGCTGTAATCGTTGTAGATTGAGTTGCGTTAAGCTCGATATCATCAGCAGTTCCAGTGATCTTTGTTGCTTTGAGATTGATCTCTTTGGCATTAATATCGATAATGTTTCCTTCCTTTAGTACAACAGTAGAGCCAAAAGAGCTATATAGCGCTACTTCACCAGGTTTCAGAGCTGCTAGCCGATAGTTACCATTCTCTGTTGCAATAATTACTGAATGACTTGTAAGCCCATTGAGTGGCACAACAATCACATTTGTGCCGGCCGGAGGATTAGAGGTAAAGCCAAAGTGTTGATAGAGCTCCACATCTTGCAGCGTTTCATCCGATAAGCCTGATACTTGATGTCTTTGGATACCAGCACTGCTATCGCTACTATTGAGAATCCCACGGAATGGAGATCTGATATTATTAAGAAGCTTCTGTACTTCCTGTTTTATTCTATTAAGCATAGTTTATCCTTTAGTTGGTGTAATCACTGCTAGCTCTTTCTTCTGTTTTTTACCTTTTCTTGAGCGTGCTTTTGATGCTCCCGGCGAATCTGGCAACCAAACGCCATCCTCTTTAAGTTCTAAAATAGTGATCCTTCCTTGGCTTCGAGATGATTGGAATCTCCTCGACATCACAAAAAAGACACGATCGATACCGAATACATCACTCTCTAAATGGACTCGTTGGCCATTCTCCCAAAGAATTCCAAGATCTGTATAATGCCCAGGGACTGTTGCTCTGATCGTTAATCCTTCTAATTGCACATCTGCAAGCCACTTCTTCGCGGCTTTCTCTAGCGCTTTTTGATTCTCAACATTCCCTAGAATAATCGTTCTTTTCTTCTCAAATTGAGCGGTTTCATCTTTATGAACATACTTAAGATCATGCTTAGCACTATCTGTTTTACGGCCGTGAGATTGTCCTAAGAATGTTACTTCACTATAACGATTCGCCGCAGATTGCTGCATTATTAGCTCAGTAACATTATTAAGATGGCCATTGTAATTTAAGATCAATTTCGCTACTGGTGGCGTAGTATAGTCGGCTTCTCCCACAACTAAAGTGCCATCCGCTTTAAACCAGGCGTGCATGCCGGCGCTATTAACTAAGCGTTTTACTGCTTCCCAAGCATTCATTCCGGGTTCGAGCTCTGTCTTATCAAAAGCAATATCTTCCTTGCCTTTGAACTCAATCTTGTCAATTCCTAAGGGATTAACGATCTTTTCAATCGATTCTTTAAGTGTTAAGCCAACAAAACTCGTGATCTCCGCATCGCAATCGACTAAGATCGCACCTTTATCGCGGCCATTGATGCTAAAAGAGTGATTAAATTTTGTCAGGGAGTGTTCGATACGATCGATAAATCCTGTAAGAATGAGCTTTCCATCAATCCTTACTGTGCAAGTCGCACCCTCATTAATGAGTGGAACAATCGTGCCATCTGGGATACCAATGCGCATACTGAAAGCATCTGCCGGCGTTTCAAAACTATTTTCAATATCGTACTCTTGCCATTTATCGTGTGTTAAACCATCGATTTCTACGGCGATGACACTATCTTTAATCATCCAATTCGGCCTATTATTCAGAATAAGCATTTAATAGCGCTCCTTGTTGAATAAAACTAGAATGAATAATCTGAGGATTAAGCTGTAATAGCTCTTTAAAACGATAACGATCCTGATAAAGATCAAAAGCGATCTGTTGTAATGTTCCAGATATAGGTGCTGGGATCACGATTAAGGGTGGCCTTTTAGCGATATAACTGACAGCTAAGCGCTTTAAATAGTGTTGAATATCTCTTAAAGATTGCACCATGATATAAACCTCATCGGGATTATTCACCGCTCCACGAATAGCTTCAATTGTTGATGCAGTGAGAGTTCTTGCGTGATTAACGATATTCTCTATCTCAATGACAGATAGACGATCTTCAGAGATAATCTCCGTAATCTTTATAATGTAAACAGCGTTTAATAGCGCTTTAAACATGATATTAATCTCAGTAACATCTCCAATGGCAATCGGCACACCGAGATCTAAACGGCTATCACCTTTCCCGATTTTGATCGGGAGAGCCTCAAGCACATCGATCGATGTTTGCAATGCATTAAGCTCCACATTAGGTAGAGCACTATTACGGATCGTACTGTTATCAATGTAAGTCGTGATGCCTTCTGATAGCTTGGTGACGATCTCATTATCAAAGCCTGATTCTGCATATTTACCGCTATTTGAAGCGAAAAGAAGTTCATTATCGCCACGCGCTAATCTCTGAATCTCATAGTTAAGATTAATAAGTGATGCTTCAATCGCTCGAGCACGGGCACGATAGGATTTAACTTCATTGATTGAGGTTCTAAAAGCGCTAAAGTAGTCTGTTGCCAATGCAATGAGGTTTTCTGCTTGATTGAATAGACTATCAATCACAGAGAAGATTGAGCTTAGCGAGAAGATTGGTAATTCGTTGATCGATTTACGAAAAGTGATTGAGAAGCGAACATAGTCAATATTCTCCGCTTCGTGTGTAAAGTGATAACTTGATGGGTGCATGTTTGGTATTCTGCCACGTACTGGATGCACCAATGTTCCACCACCTTTGGTGGCCAGAGCTTTGAGAAGTTGATTAAAGCGAAACTCATAATCATTACCCCAAAAGACCGCTGTAAGTGTTACTTCTTCCGCATCATTGCCGAGATCTTCGATATCTGCACCATCTTTATAGGCATATTGATGCAGTACGAGTGCTTTCGTATTTGAATCATCGATATCTTTCACATCAAAAGGGATACCGCGATAAGATGCTGTTTGTAAGTTATTTCGCCAGGACATTAGTAGTTACTCCCTCGATTCATTCGATCAATCGTATGCTGTTCAACAATCTCCATCACCTGCCGACCATCAATTTCACCGTTTACGTGAAGCTCAATAATGGTTGGTCGACTATTGATCTCATTATGCTGTTGCTTAATTTGCTCCAGATTCTGTTTTACAAGGTTCATGATTTCACCACCAATAATTAGAGGCTGATAATCGGGATTCTTTGCTACTTTAGGCAGTGAAGAAATAACAGGCATAGATTGCTCTTTTATTAATTTGTTATAATTATCCATTACCTGTCCAATAGGTAAGTGATCCCAATTTACGCCCTGATTTTCATCTTTTGTAAAGTGATGATATTCATGAGTTTGTATTCCTTCATGAATTTGGTTAATGGTTGTTTCTGATTTATCAATATTTTGGGTTTCTTCAATCGACTCTAAATAAGTATCATGATTTTCTATGTGGTTATCGATACTCTTTGTAATAGCTTCTTCAGGCAAATCCTCCCATCGCTGCTCTCTATCAGGAGTAGGCTTATCTGTTACAAGAGCTTCTGAATAGTGATATTCAGAGTTTTGATTAATCACTGTTTTTGAATTATCAATATCATTTTTTTTAATTAGCTCTGAATATGGGGCAGATTTATCTTCACGATTATCGGTATTGCTTGTAAAATCTTCTTCCGTCCGCTCTTTTAATAGTGGCTCTCTAAAATAAAGTTCACCAATTACAGGTACCTCACCGGGATGAAATGGAGTTTCTGTAGATTCTGCCGGTTTTTCATCACCAAGCCCAAAAGCATTCACGAAGCTTTTAAAAGCCTCAGAAAAGGGCGTTAAAGCAGTATCTACAATCGGTTTGATTGTTTTTTCATAACCTGTTTCAGTAATCTCATGAGCCGCATCTGGCGTAAAACCCCCATGCTTATCGACAATATTACCAATATCATCTTTTGAGCCTTCATATAGCGCGTATGCTTCAGCAATGAGGGGAGCTCTTTGAAATCCCCAGCGCAGAGCCCCCATTGCTAATCCGGGTAATCTTAAATTATTAGTATTGGCTGGGGCTGGCGGACGACCGGGAGATGAAGAGGGCCCAGGTGCTGGTGGTCTCGCTCCCCCTGGCGAGGTTGTTGGAGGTCTTCCCCAAGGCAGTCCTCCTCCACCTTTACCTAATACTTTACTAAGTAGCGCCATTCCAGCGGCAGCTGTTCCAAGAGTAATCAACGCATCTCTTGCTAAAATGATCGACTTCGTTAATTCTGGATATTCAGAACCATAAGCTTCTAACTTTTCTAATAAAGAAGCATAAGCATCTGCAACAGGACGGTAAGCATCCATTTCTCGCCATTCTTGGTTATTTATTGCCATATCAGCCTTAAACTTGTTTTGCGATGAGACGACTTGGTGAGAGACATTTACAGCCCCTAATGCATCCTCCAGTTCTTTTGTTAACTCTTCTCCATATTCCTGATTCAACCTAACAGCAAGGAAGCCCATAAGAGCCTGCTTATTTCCCAGTATTTGAGAAATTTTAGATGATTCAAGAATGGTCATTAACTGCTGTAATTTAGCTTCTCTTTCTGCACCATCTACAGACAGGATCTCTTTTTCGAGTTTTTGATATTCCGCATCTTGGGCAATATATTTATCCATAATCCCCATAAAGGCTTGGACAGGACTTAAGCCTGCATCCACACCTGCCATCATGCTTTTAGCGAGATCAATCCCTTTTTTATTTCCTTCCTTATAGTCACTATTAGCAAGAGCATTGTTGGTACTGGAATCAAGCAGTGCGAGTAAGAAAGAATCAACATAGTTACCTGCTTGGTCATTCGTACCCGCTACTACAGCGGCTTGCTCATTCATCACCAGTATTTCCCGGTAGTGATCCATTCCACGCATACCTCGAGATGATGCAGAAGCTAATTGTTGCGGAAGCCATTTAGACATATCTCCAAGCTCAAAAGAACCACCTTGACCGGCTTTCAATGCCATATCAAGTGCTAATGGGATCTCATCAATCGCTAACTTCATACTCTGCATAAGCGCATTGACTACCATCGAGATATCCTCAGTTGATGAACCAGTTGCTACCGCTGTTTTTTGGATCGTTGGCATTAATTCGGCGACTTCGTCATAACTTAAAGTACCGAAAGAGAGCATTTTATTAATACCGGCCAAAGCATCTTCTTTACTACCACCTTGCTGAATTGTTTGAAATACTAATTCTCGGATATCTTTAGCGCCTTCTATTCGCCCTTCAGCATCTCGATCGGAGAAAGCAGTATTAGCGGCATTAGCCACTTCATAATCAAAATCTAAAGTCTTTTTCACAGGCTCTTTTGCGAGGTTATAACCGACTGTAGCACCGGCGGCAATTCCTCCACCAATCCTGGCAAGATTATTAAAAGCACCGGATAATTTACTGGTTTTACCCATTTCTGCATTGAGTTCCCGGACACGATTCGTCATTGCTTGGTAAGCCCGGCGCTGTTCATTCGCACTAGAGAAGCCTGCACGAGCTAAACGATTGTAAGATGCTTCTGTGCGCTTAATTTCGCGCTGTATATCGCTTTCTGCGCGAATACTTAAGTTTCTCCGGGCATCGGAAAAGCGCTTATAGCTTTGAGCTCGTTTCGTTTCACCACGCTCCATCTCCGCCATTGCTTTTTTAATTCCGCTCGTGGCTTGATCTTTAACGGTAAGCGCAACATGATATTTAAGATTTTTAGACATATAAAAAGCCCTAATAAATGGATATTAGGGCTAGTTTAAACACTGTTTAAATACAGGGAATGATGTGGGGTTTCAGGGATATTACTTTGAAGGAGTTATTACTACACCTCTATATTCATCTTTAGGACCTTCAAAGATTTCGCGCAAACATGCAGGAAGGCTTTTATCGTACTGATCTCTATACGACATCCAGGTCTCATGTAATCTACCTATTTTATTGAGTGTCCCCATATCATCTTTACCATTCTTACGGGCATTATAGATATCATAAACCATATCAAATCGCGCACCATATTGGTTAGATAACATCTGTATCGTAGCGTAACAAGAAGCGAATGGAGATCCAAAAGGACTACCAATAATTTCATCTGATTGATTACTTAACTTATTAAGCTCTCTTCTCAATACTATTGCACTTTGCATATCTATACCATTCTCATAATCATTTAGCACTTGAGTTGATGTAGATAACTTCTCTTGGGCTGTTACTAATATAGTGTAGATTTCATTTTTCTTCTCATTATACTCCTTCAATTGCTTTTGAAATGAGGCATCAGATGCAATGGCAATGCCCATTAAGAGCGAAAGTGTGATTAATAATCTTTTCATAAATCCTCCAAAATTCATAAATATTACAATAATCTACTAATTTTCTAGCTTAATAGCACATATTTATTTGATAATCTCTTCTCCATATTTTCCTCTTTTATATTAATAAAACAGATAAAGCCATATTTGTTGTTATAATAACGTTTATAAAAAATAGAAAAGTTGTTGATCTAATTAAATCTGTAGGACTTATGCAAAAATTGTATGATTGGACCCTGATAACTTACAAAAATCTATAGAAGTGAGAGATTCTCAGAAGTAATTACCTATAAATAAGTTGTAGTAATTTGATAAATTAAAAGGAAAATTAAATGATTGCTAATGTAACTTTAGAATTAGTTTTATGCGCAGGCAAAGAGTATCCTAGTTTTATGCCTGTATGTGTGTATAAGGATTTAGAATTACCTTCAGCACCTTTTGTTGGTCTCAATATTTTTGATTCCATCGTAAAACTAGAAACAAAATTAATAGTAGAAGAGGTAACTTATGATACTGACAGTAAAAAATATACCGCAACTATTATATTAGAGGGTTTTACAGATAGAGACCAGGCTATAGCATTTGCTAGAATGGGGGCAGACTATCATGGTTGGTACCATTATCTGGACATAAATGCCAATTTTCATAATATATAATGCATCTAAAAAAAGGCCTCGTTAATCGAGGCCTACTTATTTTAATCATTTTCAATCGCTTGAATATCACGATATAACTGCGTTGATTCGTCATATAACTGCTGAAGCTTCGCTTCTTCATCTTCATTACGATCCCTGATCCGTTCTAAGCGAGAAATATCTCGTTCTAGTATTTCTAGATCAGCGTGCAGTTGTTGTAATTCTCGTTGCTTTTCTTCTTTCAAATGCTTCTGATAAAGCTCATCATCAACGATCCACGATTCTGATTCACGATCCCAAACTTCATAAGATTTTCCTTGCTCGACATTGATCGGCAAACCCTTCTTGTTCGGTTTAATTGCTTTACCCTCTGATTGAGCGTTGAAAAGTTCTGTATGTTTTTCTTCTGTAATTTGAACCGAATCTGCCGGAGCAGAAACAGGGTAAAATGAATTTGTTGTTGCTGAATATAGATAAAACTGCTTCATTATTTCTCCTTTAATAGCCTATAGCGAACCATGTAAAACCGCGAGCATCTCTAACACTTCCACCTTCATGCTGTAAGTCAACTAGCATCCCTGTTTTATCTATTTTTACTAAGTTGGCCCAAGCATCTGCGTAATGACCTCCTAAAGATTTTCTTGTTACTTGCGCATTCAGCGGTATATTAAAAGCAATCGGAAACTTAACTTGAACATCTATCTCTCCTGGATATTTTTCATAATCAACTGTGCCCCACTGATAAATCACACCTGTCGCACCACATTTCCACCAACCATTCCTTCCTTTTGATGCTGTATTTATCTTGATTTTTGAATTGACACTATTCACTAACGCTTGACTCGCAACAAGTATTTTCGAGTCACCCAATGATGATGTCATATTCCTGATTGCTGAGTTACCCAATCCTAGATTCACTCTAGCTGTTGCTTTATTGGTTAAATCTTTCAAGTTCTGTGCTTTTACTAATGCACCATCAGCTGTTTTTTGGGCTGTAGTTGCTTTCGTATTAACGTCATTTACTACTTTTTGAGATACTGTTTTATTCGTAGATGTCCCTAAGTTGTTTAAAATATCTGATGTATCTAGTAACTCAATCCACTTATCCCATTTTCCACCGTAATTATTTCTTGTGAATATTCGCTGTCCTTGATTATATGTAATATATAATTGAGTGATACCTGCTGATTCTAAAACAAATAAAGTTCCTGCAAGTTTGACTGGATAATGACGTTCAGCAAGCGCATTTGCGTTAGCTGTTTGATGATAGATACCGGCGTGCTTATCGGAATTTAATGTGTTTAAATCTTTCGTACCGAGATAACCACCATTTTTAATCGCACTATCAGCTGTTTTTTGAGCCTTAACTGCTTTTGCATCTGCATTGTTAGCTGTCTTCTGCGCTGTTGATGCTGATCGATTGACATCATTCACAACTTTAATCGTCGCGACTTGATCTGTTCGATCAGATAATTTCGAAGTGCTACTATTAAGTATTATTTTTTTTATCGCATCCCTTACTTGTGTGTTATTAAGTCTATTGGGATTGATGCCGGCGGCTTTTAAGACTTCTAGCATCTCCAATGTGAGTGATTTTAGAGAGTCTTCGGTTGTTTGAAGCCATTCTGCCGGGACTCTTGTTCCTAGCTTGCCAGTGGCTGGGTCGGGGTTTTGCCACTTTTCTCCCTCAAGTTTGAGGATATCAGGATACTCTTTTTTCATGTTACTCCTCTTGTAAAGCTTGTTTTAACCTTGTTTAAACAGGGTTTAAGTGATTATGAATAGTTGAAGATACAGAGCGTATGCGCGGGTTTTAGATCGTTAAAGATCTCTTCTATAATCGGATCTCGTATTGTTAAGAGTCTTTCACCAGCTCTCGCGCTACCTGCTCGGAAGTAATATTGCTCGGTATAACTGCTCTGGACATTGACATACCAAACCCACATTTGATCTAGTCGACCAATTCTATCGCCCACGCGATTCTCCCCAGAGCGAAAGATATAATCATCTCCTTCGATGATTGTGATCTCGTACCCAAGTTTTTTGGCGAGATTGATGAAGTATGGAATAGATAGACCACCCACCTCAGCCAGCTTCTGCAATACTCGATTAACGCGGAACTGGTAGTTCTCTTCAAAATCTATTGGGATTCCAAGCATGCGCTCCCAGTCGGCTATTAATTCATTGGAATCATGTGGTGTAATGGCATTGAGAACTCTTTGTCCATGGGCATTGATACGGTTGAATAATCGAGCCTCAACCGTTAATGTTGGCACCATCTGCTCACCGTTTCGATCGTATGATACCGGCGGTAGAAGGCTCTGTAAGCGCTCTAAATAGGCTTGTTCACTGTAGATATGATTACGCTTGTTCATTTCATCTCTCTCACTGTAATCGTGCCTAAGCGATACCATTCGATCAGTAATGCATCTGGCGTGAGGTTTTTGCTTGGTGTAATGAGCTTTCTATCCACGACACCTACTTGGTCACTAATCAATGCCTCAATCTGGGAGATAATCAGTGTCTCTGCCGGTGCAATACGGGAGAAGTGATCTTCCAGGACTCTTTTGAGTGTCTTGGTAATATCATCTAATGCGATCCCTTTGAGTTGGACTTCAACCACGACATCAATGCGCTTAATGAGCGGTGCAACTACATAAGTACGTTTTGCCGTTACGGGTCTTACATCGTCAATGTAAGCTTGGCAAGCGTTAATCACTGATTCACTCGGTAGATCATCACCTGATGTGATAGCGATATCCACTGTTCCAAGTCCACGTCTAAGCGGATAGACATAAGCATTGGTCACGCCGGGAACTTCTAGCGCCCATCGCTTATAGTCGTAGCGATTTCCGCCAGCAGGTGGCCGTCTTAGGATTTCAAGATAACGAGCTAAGAGATCACCATCTGATTCGATATCGGTTCCACCTTTGGTGCTAACGATACACTCTGAACGAATGCCGGCAGGTGCTGCGGTTAAGATGCCATTCACCTTTACAAAGTTGCTCTTTGTGCCGGGATCTTTGGCACTGATCTTGAGTTCTGCTTGGTTGCTTTCTAGCGTTGTATCACTTAGCGTTAGAAAGTAGCAATCATTCGCTTTGATCTCTGTTCCAGCCGGAATCTTCCGGCCTTTTCCCCCAGTGATCGTTGCGATACCTTCCGCTTTAACGGCATTTTTACGATAGATTGCACGAGTTGAAGCGTGTTTTTCTAAAAACTCACTATCGGCGCTATCAGCAAAGATCTGGCGTGCAATCCATGCGTGATGGGCATAGAGCCCTTCTGCAAGAGCAGCTAAGCTAGAGGCGCGAATATAGTTATCGCTATCTGAATGAATCGCTGCACTTTGATCGAGAGAAGTGATGTCGTTGAGGATCATCTCTCTGATCTCATCAAAGCTCGGCACCATTAACGGCATATTCTCTCCTTAGATAATTGGTACAAGGTGGTTAAAACTGTTGCGCTTACCTTCGATATCGACAACAGTGATATGTAATAAAAGGGAGCCGTTCGCTTGAGTTGCGTCTACATCGATGGTTTTTGCACGTCTCTCATCTAAGATGGGTTGTAGTGCCTCTTCTGCATACTGAATCGCTAACAAGCGAACACGGCTCACATTCTTTTCACGCTGCAATGTATGCAGCAATGATCCAAGTTCGGCATCTGCCCAGTAAGTTCCCTTGGGTGTTTCAAGGCGAACATAAACAGCATTCTCTAAGCTGTTTCCGACTCGTTGGTCGTTGTAGTAATCCCCGGTCTTAGGGTCAATTAATCTGTCCATATGCGTATCTTAAGCAATAAAAAAGCCCACACGAGCGTGCAGGCTTTCAGGGTTTAATCGAGGTTAATAGTGATTATGGTGATTAGAGTGGTTTAGAGGTAAAGATCAATTCTTGCTGCTAAAACATGTAGACCATTTACCACATCTGCCGGAATGATAAGATTTAGGCGGTTGGCATCTTGGAGATCACGTTCTACGACTAAGAGTGATTTATTCTCTTCCACTTGCTCTAGAATTTCGAGATCCTCGAGCTTCATCAAGACATCAAGGGTTTCAGATCTAACCTTTGGTGGTGTCTTATCAGAGAGCTTTTCGCGCGGAAATCTAAGCGCATAGCGTTGATCTAAAGCATCCCGGGTATAATCGAGCGTTCTGATCGTTGTGACATCTAAGAGCGCCGGATCATCTGTTCCAGTAGCGTTCTTTGTGTAGGTAGTAATGGCGCGCATGATCTGAACTCTATTATTCACCACTTGAAGCGGTGACAAACCGTTATAGAGCGCATTGTTAAACTCCGCAAATGTTGGCCATTCACTTTCAGGCGTGATATCTAAGCCTTTTACTTCTAAAGTATTTAAAGGTCTTGCGGGATCTTCTTCTGAAGCCATCACTGCTGCAAATCCCGCAGCAATCAGAGCATTACCCATCTTCGAGCCTTTATACCACTGCAAAATCATGCGTCCCGAATTGAGCTTACTTGCCTTGGTGATCCCTTGTGCAAGCGTACCATTCCAACCAGCAACACCAATTCCACCACGTTTTTCAATCGCATTAGAGACCGCTTCGATATGCTCATTTAAGCGCGCTAAGTTCTCATCATCAGAGAATGCACTCACATAGATGTGGTAACGTTTACCAGCCACTTCTGCCAATGCTTCAGAGATATCGGCATTGCCTTGGCCATTCTCCATATTACCCACTTTTAATGTCACGCCTGGCGCATTGCTTTCGCCATCGAGATAGATCTCATTGCCGATCTCCCCACCATTTTTCGCAGTCAATGTAATGCCGGCATCTTCCGCTTCAGCTGTTACTAAGACTGATTCATTGGCATTAATCACAGCGGTTAGACGTTCTGCCAACTCTTTAGCGCTTTCGCTACGGGTTGCGGCAATCTTAAGCGATTCTTTCCCAATATTGAGAATAATTTGACCTTCACGGGTTGCAGAGCCTTCGATCTCGATTTTACCAACTGCTTTTACTGCGGCAGAGTCATCCGGTAAACCGATGATGGAGAGATTGATATATTGGTTATTACGGATCGCTTGTTGTGCCATGAGATGCGCCCAGGAGCCATAACCGAACTTTTCGCCAGCTTCAACATCAGAGAAGACCATTACAGGATCAAGGGGCTTCTGTGTGCCTGAATCTAGCATCGGCGCGACAATCAGTACATGTTGAGGGTTCACAGGTAAGTTACGCACTGCGAGCTTCGTATTAAACTCAATATAACGCCCAGGAACACGAATTGAGCTTGGGATCGTTTCAAAACTAACGTTAGGACTTGCCATTACTGATCTCCTTTTTCTGTTTTGGTTGCTGGCTTACGGACTGCTTTAGGCTCTGGCACCTCAATGAGATCGCCATCGCTGATACGCCGGCGATAGTAGAGCGTATTTGGCACTTCTACGGCAGTATCTGTAATGTAGCGATTGGCGCGATTTTCATAAGGGACTTTTAAGCCGGGAGAGGCTTTTACAAATAGTGGTTTACTCATCTTTCTTTCCTTTCAACATATCTAAGATATTGTTCTGAAGCGCACTATCACGGGTGATATGCTTCATTTCTACTTTTGCGGCTGAGTCAGGATCATAGGTGGGATCTTTAATCTCGGCATTAATCTCATGCAGATCCTCGAATGGTTTGATCAGTGCTGTACGGCGGAACTCGTTAAACCAGTAATCCTTATGATTTGGATCATCGGTAATTTCAGGATAGGCACCATCTTCCAAAAGCTGTGAGTTATCAACTACCGCACTCCATTCAATCGCAAAAACAGAGAGCGCATTGCGTTGCACAATGTAATGATTGAAGAGAGAACGGATGCCGGTAGGCTTTAATCCTCGATAGACAATGCCGCCTAATGTCTGATTGGTGAGGAGATAACGCACTGCTTTAATTAGATTGTAAGTGCCGATCTCATACTTATAAGCGCCGCCTTTGCGGGCTGATTCTTCTGATCTGACTGATTGAACGGCAATCATCGTAACAAAGCGATGCTCTTCCAAGTAGCGACTTCTTGAAGTAGATCGCGCTTCAAGCGATGCGCCGGCATATGTCACCCAAATTGAGGGCATAGCACGAATCGTATTAAAGAGATCATCTCCATCAAGCTCACCGCCGTAGGATTTAACTTCTCGAACGATCTCGCCTAAGCCTTCCTTCAGCCGTTCAACAATCCGATTTTCAATCTGCTCAATCATAAGATTCCTCTAACGATTTTGGCGGCTAAAGACAGAAGGACTCTGATTAGGGAACATGATGAGATCATCTGCTTCTGCAACTTGTTCCGTTTCATCATCCAGAAGTGGAATAGATCCATTGGCCACTCGTTCTAAAAAGCGAATTGCTCGCTCATACGCATCAACGATCTTCTCACTCATCATGAGATAAGAGGCTTCACATAAGAAAAAGCGAGCGATATTCACACAGTGCCGCTTTAAGATTGGAGGAGTCTTCTTAAACGGTAATGAATATCGCCCGAGATAACCGTTAATCTCGTGTGTTGCATCATCTAAAGCGATCTGAAGAACTTCATTACTGATCACGCCATCACGCACACGATCAGAAAGTTCAATCGCTTCTTGCTCTCCAAATTGGCGTACTAAATCATCAATCGATGCGTATGAAATCATGATCTTCTCCTTATCAATTATTGTGAAATAAGAATCGCGTTATCTTGCTGCAACTCTGCAAGTACTTCATCACTCACTTCATGCCGGACACGTTCGTTCGTGACTTTGATGCCGGCTCTAAATCTTGCCTTAATGCCTACCGGAGTTTGTAGATAGACAATATTTAAGCCCTCTTTTGTTTTGCCACTTTCGAGTTCTTGTAACTTTTTCTCTGCCACTTCAAGCGCTTTTTTAGTTGCTTCATGGGCTTTTGTTTCAGTTTCAAGCGCTGTCTCAAGCTTCTTTTGGTCTGCTTGAAGGGCTTTGTTTTCTGCTTCTAAAGTTGCAAGATCTTGCGTTTCTGCTGTTTTGGTCTCTTTACTCATTTGATCTCTCCATTTGTGAATGCCTCCTGGTGAGGCATCCACGTTTAAACACGATTTAAAGAGTGGTTAACCACGGATTAAAGGGCTAACCACGGTGCTACAACCGGTGTTAATAAGCCTTTTAAGGTGTTAGTTGTACCGCCGATTACATCTGCATTGCAGAGTTCCAATGCTTTCGCTTCATCGTTCGGATGAACAAGGAGGATGTTAGGATTCACATTGATAATGCGGCCACCATCACCCTTAATCGTGCGCATCTTCGCGCGAACATCTAACACGGCATCTTTGGTAAGATCCGCTTTTACTTTATGCGCAAACTGCCACATACCATATCCAGCAGCACCGCGAGCACGGGAGCCGTAGAGGTATTCATCTTTCATAAAGACACGATCTGATTTATCCGCATCATTCTGAACATTGAATTCAGGGCTAACACGGTTTTGATAGATCAGCGGTTTGATATGGCGAGTGGTATCGAGCAGATAGAATGCGTTCTCAGAATCGCTATCCTCGGTAATATTGGAGACAAACTCAGGATCACCTTCCTGATCTACCTTTTTATAAACGGGATGCTCTTTATCAAAGAAGGCTTGGCCGTCATAGCAGATGCCTGTTTCGCCATTTTTAAGAGCTTCAAAAATCAGCTCATCGGGCAACTCAGCAGCACTCATCGCCATCTCACGGATCATATCGGTATAGAGTCCGATATTGTCATCTTCGATATCTTCAGCGCGGACGCCGACCGTTGCTTCAAATTTACGATTCACTAAGACCATTGCTTGTGCTGCCATTTTTTCGATCGTTCGCTCATCGAGCCACTCCTGCATTCGCGGGAAGCGACCTAACCAGCCGTAGGTATTGGAAGTGGTATTGGAAGGAATGACCATCGCAAACTTTTGATACAACGTTGGAGTGGTCTCTAAGATACGCGCAAACTCTTTGCGATAGAGGGTGTTAAGACCGCGCAGGATCTCTGGGATATTGTTTTTAGCCATGCTTATTCTCCTTGGGATGATTTAGCATTAGTGAATGAAAGTCCTGTTAATTGCTCTAGGCGTTGTTGCTCAGGGGTTAAGGCATCAGTAGTGGGAGCGCCACCGCTTTGGGTTTTGCCGATAGGAACAATAGGTTGAGCATTTGCAAGATACTCTTTGAGTGAATCGATATTTTTAGTACCGAGATTAAGCGCCCAGTTTTTCTGGGACGGTAGAAGCTTGCCAGCCTGTAGCGCTTCCTCTACAACACTATTGAGTGCTTGGGTATTTTGTGCTTTTTGCAGTTCAGCAAGTTGATCCCTGATCTCGTTAAAAGCTTCGATAGGCACATACTTTTCAGGATCAGGAGCTTCAGCCGATGCTTCTGTGTTTGTTTCCGGCTCTTCTACAGGATCTGGTGTTGGCTCAGGCTCTTTCGGAGCAGGATCTGCTTTAGGTGCTTCAGGTGCCTTTTGCGTTAACCAGTCAACTTGAGTGACCATCTCTTTCACAGCTCCAACTAATTGATCAGCAGATAATCCTTCGGCATTGTCAATCAGTGCCTTGAGCTGCTCTAAGAAACTACTACGGCTTCGGGTACTCGGCACAAGCTCACTCAAAGCCACCACTTTCGCCATCCCATCAATCGCCGGTGTATTGGTTAAACCGACATTAAAGAGCGAAAGAATGTTGCCTTCTTCATCAGATTCAAAGAAGGGAGAGATATAGCGATACTCATCATTTTTGATCTGCTGTGCGGCTGTAGCAGTCCACTTAACTTTGGCAAAAAGTCCTTCACCTTCACGATACTCCAATCCTTTAAACCATCCAGCGGCCGGATTGGGTTTCCCATTACTTGCTGCGTAGATCGTTTGATGCTCATAGTCGACCATATAGTCATCTTTCTGAGCATTGGCGGCTTCAATAAGCTTATTGGCAAACTCAGCAGTTAACTGCCAGCCCTCGGGACGGCGGCCGTCTTTCGCATAAAAGCGCCCATCGGGGAAGATCTGGATCTCACCATTGCCGTCACTATCAATGTTCTTATCGATCGTGAGCGTGAGCGCCACCATATTGTGATCGGGGTGATCAGGTTGTTTATTGGCGCCTTTTGTTAGCGCCCATTTTTCTCGAAACTTATTCATTCATGACATCCTCTATAAAAGTCCTCAATGAGAATCTTGATTCATCTGCGGTATAGAGCTTCAATTTAAAGAGTAATAAGACACAAAAAAGGGTGAGCCCTTTCAGGGATCTAAAAGGGCTCTTAAAGTCATTTTTAATGAGAAAAGGGTGAACGGGAGAAAAGTTGGCTTTTAAATAGTGTTTAAAACGTTCAGAATAGCGTTTAAAAACGTTTAATAAATTTTTAACGAGTGAATCTTAATTAAAAGTATCAACGTGGCAAATAAGGGCTATAAATCGCCTGCTAAATATTTTGAGATTGTATGAGAGATTTCTTCAATTTCATCATCCGTTAAAACTAAGAACTCACGCTTTGGAATTTTCGATCCTGGATGATTTACTTTTTTCACTACCTGGCCATTAAACTTTAAGGCCTTTTTATGCTTTGGACGGATCACGTGCGGTTTGGTTTGTCCACCAAAATTGTGAATACCAGCATAGACAACATTGGTTCCCACTACGGCACTATCATTATCTGATAGAGAGCTGATACTCCCGGCGAGGTGTCCAGTTAATGTAAGAGGTAAACCACCTCGGCGAACCGGAGCCCATTTAGGCCGACCGCCGGCACGAAAATTATCTTGTACACCTGCTTCCATCACTCCGGCAATCTGTCTCATCAGCGGTTGGCGCTGAGTACAACGCTCTGCTAATTGATCTAACTGATTTTGTAACTCTTTAGAATCAATAGTGAATTGAATATCAATCATATTGTCACCCCGTTAGATATTCGTTATTATAAAGATAGACCTTAGAAGAAACACGGTGAATCTCCCTGCCGTAGGCTTGAATTTTATTCATGACCGCGTGTATAGGTGGGAGCTATACCTTCTAAGGTTTTTTTATGACTACTGCTTTTTTAAGCTCTTTTTGAAAATTCTTATCTCTAACTAAATAAACAGAATCAAGATAGAGTTCTTTTATTGCAGTAATTTTTACAACGGCTCGAAGCCAACGCTCACCATCTTGTTTTACAAAGACTCGCTTTAAATCCCCATCTTCTAAAATGTAATCTGGTTTATTAATCAAGCTTGGAAGCTTTGCATAAGTCGCGATGTCAAATAGATCATCTTTCAATCTACTATCAAATTGCTTCAGCAACGTATCATCAGATAACCAAACGGTTTTAGAATCAAAACCAACTTCATGATTAATTACGCCCGCCGTAAAGTTCAATTGATAACGCCGACTGTTTCTAAACTCATTAAGTGACTTTCTATCGATTTTCTCACTGTCTGATAGACCAAGCCTTTTACGCTCGGCGATATATTCACCTTGTAATCGTTCATACTGCATTTTGAACTCCGGGCCACTCATCTCTTGAACCGCAAATTGATTAGCAATCTTAGGATCATACTGATCTAAGTTTGGCCGATAACCGTGGCGATGGACGTTATAGCCAAAGTCTTTGCCAGGGTAGACTTTTGTGCCGGCACGATCGAAATATTGGCGACCTTCTTTATCTTCATGCACTTCAGCACTATTTGTTTCAATCCCGCGCTTTTGTGCGTAATACTCAGAACGTGCAATTACGGTACAGCGACAACGATAATCGATTGGGGGATAGAATGTCTGCCAGAATGGGTCATCATAGCGTTTAATGACACCGTTCAGCGCGGCATGGCTTGCTCTTGTCTTATCGTCATTGACCGATACATATTCCCAGTACGGCATAGCCATCGCATTATCAAGCTGTCTTTGATAACGCGCCGTCTGATAGGCTGAATTCATATTGGTATTGAAGATCGTACCGATGCGATGCGGGGCTAGAATCTCGCCAGTGTCTGGATTCACAACATCACCATCATTAATCCAGCCACGCTTTTTGGTTTGATTGAGAATATCATCACGCCATGCATTAAATCCTTTACCACTTTTAATCGCTTCATCCAGGCTATCTTTAAAATCTTGAAGCAGATTAATATTGTTAATATTCTTCAATGTAAACGCTTTAGCATGCATACTTTCGCCGAGTGCTACCATTTCATCTGAAGGTAATACCTTCTTTCTTGTAAAGTAATCAATCGCGCGCTTGTTTGGGAGATTGAGCGCAAACCCCAAATTAATTCTCTTACTCATCACTGATCTCACTCTCTTTATCAACACTTAAGATCCCGGCGATATCCGCCACCAACAAAGCCTGGCTCATCGCTTCATTAAATTGGGTATCTTGGTTCATCTCTTCCATCATTGTTTCAAGCATCGATTCTGCTTCTTCATAGCTCTTTGCTTCTTTCAGCTTTGCCACGGCTTTCCGAACGACTGAATCATAGCTCTGAGTATATTTACTCGGTAAGCCACGGACAGCGCTATCGAGCTCCTCTTGTGATTCGATCGCACTGGTTGCCTCATCATCAAGAGGCGGATTCTGACTGAGAGCCACAGTATGCGTCGAACAGCAAGAGCATTTCTGATTGCCGGGCAAATATGTATGAAGAAGAGCATTATTAGGAGGTTGCTGACTCATAAAGAAAGGCGATGCTGGCGCGGTATGACTTGCTTGCAATACCTCATCATCTTCTGAAGGCTTACTAAATCCTGTTTGCTCGTAAAATTCATCGGCTTTTATTGGTGCAATATTTCGGGCTTGATCGAATGTTTGGACAACAAGGGAAAGATCTTTCTTCTCCCGTGTATCAAACTCAAAATACGGCAAACGACCTAGGTTTACATCCGGGAAGTTCTTCTGTAGGACTGGTCCGATAAGTTGCATAGTGATTGTCTGTGCAATCTGCTTAGCATCACTAATCAAGATATCGTGGCGCACTTCATTATGAACATTCCCTAGAGCATTTGTTGAGGTCTTGCCATCTGCTTGGCTTGTGAGTGTTCCACCTAGAATGATTTTTGAAATCCACTTTTCACAAAGCTCAATCATGGCAAGATAAGGATCTTCTGATCCAAGTGCCGCATTGATTAATTCCACATTCATCGACTCCGGCATAATCCCGGCGGCATTATGGCCAATGGATGCCAAAGCATTTAAGAGAATACGGCGGTTCGCTTGAGTCGTACCCTCTGGGTATTTACCAATTCGGATCGGAAGCCCGTAGAGCTCTAAGAACTCGGCAAAGTCTAAGACTGAGAAATTCTTCAGCGCAAATATCCAAGCTAATACTCTAAAGAGGCCGGAACGTGCTTGCGCGCCTGATTTCACTTTGTGACGGTGGATAATCCACGTATCAGGCCATAAATCTTCCCCTTCGAAGTTACCCGGAGTTAAGAGGCGAAACTCATTAGTTTGGATATCATATTTAAAATGGGATTGCGGTTCCCAATCGAACTTATAGGGGAGCAGTTTCCCATCGGAGTAATCCCAGGTCATCGCAATCGCAGAGAATCCGGCACCGATTCCATCTGAGAGATCGAGTAGTAAAGAATCAATATTGGAGATGTTCTCCAAGTAATCCCGGATAAACTCGGCTTGTTTCTCTTCTGCCGGCGTTGGATTCTTAACGCTTTTAATGCTCCATTCTAAAGTGAGAATCGCATTACGGCGCTTTTGCATCTCCGCAAAGATATGTCCATCTTGCTCTTCCATCTCAAAAAAGAGTGCATGCATCGCGCTGATATCGCCCTTATCCGCATCATCCAACAAGCGCTTTAACTGTACCGGCGTTATCGTCCGCGCATTGCTCTCATAATAGGTGGGCATCTGATCCCGATCGAGATCATCCACCTGTGTTTTATTCGGTTTTAAAGCTGCTTTAACGGCACTTGAAAGTGCGTTTAAACCTCGTTTAAAGATGTTCATTATTCTCCCCACAAAAAAAGCCTACATTAGCGGTAATGTAGGCTCTTCAGTTCACCGTGTGAGGGTGATGGGGTTCAGGGGTTATCCTAAAGTATATTCTGTCGCCATCTTACATTCAGGATCTTGTTTTATAGCAATTAAGTATTCCATAGCTAGCTTATATAAATCCATATAAGTATAATCTTTTCCCGGCTCAGCACCATGTGCTAACAAAGAATTTTCAATATTGCTAACAATAACGGTTAAAGCATCTTCTAAGGCCTTTGTATCAACCATTTCATAGCGTCTAGTAAGTCTTTTAGTCATTAATTAAGCTCCTCGATTAAAATTTAGGAAGATTTTCTAAATTATCTTTTTTAGATTTATTACTTACTGTAGTAATAAACTCATCATATAAAACTACTTTCTCACCAGCTCTGTAACCCGACTGAGTTTTAATTCCTGTATAAATATTTAATTTTCCCGTTCTCAACAGATCATAAATAAAGTCCCTTGAAACAGTTCTAGGAGTGCCAATTTTACTTTCCCCCGTAAATGGTTCCAGTCTTAATCGTATTTTTACACTATCAATAACATTATCAACATATGAAACATTTGTTATATAAAAATCAATATCATTCATACTAATAATTCCTCCATATAAAATAATTGAATAGCGTTTTTAATATGGGGATAAAAATTATAAAATCAATGTTATTAGTAATAATTTTGACTTAACGACCAAACCAAGCATTATCATCATCAGGATCAATTTTATAATTATTATCTACAGGTTCATATTCCCATTCCTGAGAAAATTTTGTTGCAATACGCCAAAGCATTTCTATCGTATCAGGTCCATCTATATCACCATCAGGAAAATGTAACAGCTGATTTATTAAAGTTTTTTGTGATTGATGTATAAGAATCAATCCATTCATCATATGAGGCTGTATTGACTGGATTCTAAGTATTTTGTCATCTTTCTGGGTAACAGGAATAGCAGGAACAGGTACTCCTTTCTTTGCAGAGATTTTTACTAATTGTGTTCTTAAGTATTCTTGAAACAATACAGACTCAAAACCAAAACCAATTGTTTTATAAATGCGCTGATGTTCGATAATATCATTTAAAAGCTTATCAGGAACACGACGTTGAATATCAGCAGAAATAATATAAACTTTCCCTTCTTTTCTATCTTTTGCTCCGATTAATATTACGCTCGGGCAATTTGTAGATCTTATTCCCATCGCTGGGTCTACTGCTCCAAAATAGACTAATCTTTCTTTTGGCGGTAATTCACTCCAATATTGAATTGACTCATTAAAAGTTGCATCTTTATTTGTTGCTTCATTAAGTTGTTCTCTATTAAACTGTTCTGGTGATTCCGCTCTATATTGCATCATTGAATATAGACTTCGTCTACTCCAGCTTAAAATTGCACCTTTATCCATCTCTTTTTTATTATCAAGATAGAATTGTCTGGCTTTTTCTGCATTTTCTCTTTTAAGGTCATTATCAATAATTCCGTGGGGTTGCATAGCCTCCCATTCTTCCCATAACTTTAAATTATCAGGAAATTGAATAATTGATTTGAAAATCTTCGATACCCAGAAGGCATTACGTAGCTTTCTCATTAGTACAGAATCATAATGCAAAATTGTACCAGCAAAAATCATATCAAATTTTGCACCAACTTCTGCAAGCCCTTTAACAGCGCTATCGATATAAGCTTCACCTTTATCTCGTTGTTCTTTCTTTCTAACGTTATCATCATTCTCTAAGTCGTCAATAAAAACTAACTCTGGACGATAACTACCGTGACGCAATCCTCGGATATTTTCTCCCATTCCGAGCGATTGAATTTTAACGTTATTACGAGTAATGATCTGTCCAATACGCCAAGTGCTTCCTTTTCCAGTGACTTCTGGAAAATCACTTCTTAATCTTGGGTTAAAGAGCAAATCTGCTTTTGTCAGTTCTAAGAACATTGATGCTTGTTCAAATGTGTCGGAGATTATCACATTAAAGTGTTTATAACCTGTTACTACTGTCCAAAGATTGAAAATATGCGTAATGTATGTTGTTTTTGCTTCACCACGAGGAGCAGCTACTCCTAAGTTTGTAGATTCTTCACTTAAGACAATTTTAGGGATTTCATCAAATAACCAAAGATGAAGTTCTGCACGGGAATCATCACGAATTACATGAGGGAAATAAGTTTCTAAAAAAAAACGATATCCCGTTTCTTTATTAAATACTTTTTTGATACGTTCAGTTTTAGCTACTTCATCAATATCAAATCCATCAACTTCAGCTTCTATCTGCTCACGAAGGGAATTTGCTAGCTCCTCTATACTTCTTATAAAGTCTTTATCTTTCATTTTTATTTATTCCCATACTTCTGCTGGATCTCATATCCGAAATCTGTCAATACATCCACAAATGCAGGCAATAGATCTTTGTGCTTATCTTGTAAGAACTGCCCAAAGTCTTGGATGACATTCATCGCAACCACTAATTCTGATACTTCGGGCAACATCTTGCGTGATGCCGAAGTTACTTTATGTAGAGAGTCAGTGAGGCTGGCAATTGCTTTAGTAGCCTCCAATGGATCTAAAAGCGGATTACCTTCTTCATCGGTAGCATTGACGCGATCAATCGTAGACTTTAAAAGAATCATCAGAGATGTAAGACCGATACTTGCCACATTATCTGCACCTTTGCCGGCCACTAAATGGGCATTTCGTACCTTATCCCAGTCATCGCCTTTCTCCAGGGCTTCACGCTTCCAGCGATATAAAGTCGCAACTGGTGGCATGCCTTTCATTGCGGCAACTTGTGTTAACGGCATCTGTTCAAAGACATAATATTTACGAACATCATTTTTAATGCCGGGAGAGTAGTTCTGTCTGCTATTCTTTTTCCGTGACATATTAGAGCCCAAACTTAGACTTAATAATTGCAATGCCGGCTGCAACAATTCCACCTGAGACACCGCCAGCAATCGCTCCTTTAGTGATCGCTTTCTGTTCGATCTTGTCTGTCTTCTCATGAAGCGCATCTAACTTACGGTTCATATCGGTTAGAAGAATTATGATTTCTTTGTCTGGGGTTTCATTTGAGTGGCGCACCATTATGTTCTCCTATTTATCTGCTTTCTGATCGAGTTTTTCTGCAAGTTTATCGATCTTATTGGTGATGTTAGTGAGTTGAGTTGAGAGCAGGTCATAGTTTCTTAATGAATCTGCTTTTTGAATATAATCGACTTTAATACGAGTCAACTCACGCTGAGTGTCTTCCCGTAGCTTTGTTAGTTCTGCACGCTCCTCTTTTAATCTTTCCGAATGCGTTTTGATGAGAAAACCGAAAAGCGTAGAGATAAGACCAAGCGCAATATTAAACGCTAATTCAAAGGTCATTAGGTGCCTCCTTATTGTTATCTTTATTATCTGGATGCTTTGACTTCACAAAGCAGAATATACAGAGATCTCCTGATTCTTCGGTGTAGAAGTTGATGAAGAGATCTTTTCCACATGCTTGGCATTTTTTCTTATCCATCTGTATCCTCACATACAAGATCAATCCAGCGATTAACGATAAAAGCATTTTGAATAAGGAGAGGTTCGGTCGTTTCCCGAACCTTCATCTTTGGGGGATCTAAACATAAACCCACATCACTCGGGATATACCTCACCCTTTGCGCGCATGCGCTTAAGAAGCTCATCAACATCACTATGAAAAGCATCTTCTTTAATAACGCGGTACTTTTTGGCATTTTGTTGCATCCTTTTAAACCCTAAAATAAGATCATCTCTTTCGCGTTTAACCGCTTTTAATTCACTGTTTAAACGCCGGTTAAACTTCACTTGATAGAAGATTGCAACCGTTAAACCAGCGATAACCGTGATCATTGAGATAAAACTAATCGTGTTCATTATTCTCACCACGTCTATGTGTAATCCAGCCCTTCGATGCCGGCGTTGCTACTGCAATACCCGCAAGAAAAAGCGCGATCTCTGAAGCAATGGCATTCTGTGTAATCACGGCATAGATAAAACCTACAGCTAGTACGATGATCGATAACACCTGGATAAAGTTGGTCGTGCTATAACGTCCATCATCGTTGCTCATAATCTCGCGTAATAGATTTTTCATAACTTCCTCCTACTATTCGCATAAACGTTGCATTGCCGTATTTCTTGATAATTTATCGTATAGCTCTTGTCGCGTATCATCAGGGTGCGCAATTTCAGGCTCCCACGTATCACAAGAGAAGACATCATTGCCTGGCTCTTCATAAATGGGTTTAGGATGACAAGCAGCAATTACGGTAATCACAAAGATCAGCGCGATGGTATTAATAATCTTATTCATATTTATCGGTCTCCAATTTCCAGTTGATATTTGATAAGAGCAATAAGCGGTTCATCCAGCCACGGCCAAATGTGTTGAAGTGCTTTAAAGTGCCGTAGAAGTGCATACGGACAATGTTGAAACGGAGGATCAATTCACTTTCGCTATATCTGCTAATCGCATTGATGGTATTCGCGCCAATCACACCATCTTCGGTAACGCCTACAGCACGCTGTAGAAGCTTAATCGCACGGGAATATCCGCTATTAATGGAGCAATCATAGAGATGGAATGCCACATGATTCTTAATATGATTCATCAGCTTGCCATCCCAGTAATCTTTAAAATAGATCTCAATGGCCTTTTCACGAGGGAGATCACGCATATGACCGGTATAACCATTCGCTCGGGCTACACGTTCTGTAATGCCATAATTGGTTGCACCGCCGGGATCTGATGGATGATTAACAAAGCCACCTTCTAAGTGGTCAATGATGATATTGGTGTACGCAAGGAATTGCGCTGGATACTTTGCTTTAGACATAAAAAAACCTCATCTGTTATTGATGAGGTTCATGGTAGCTTTCAGCTACAAAGGATTGAGGGTGTTAGGTTTCAGGCTTTCATCTTTTATATCAATGCTTGTTGTCTGTTAGATTCCCGTTCTGCATTCATCTCTTTCTTGATATTGAAGGCTTGACGGTATGTGATTCCAAATCGAGGACCTAATAAAAAGATCGCACGCTCTTGGCTGATCCCGAGATCAATGATTAACTTCTCTACGGCTTTCCAAAACTCCACATTACGGATCTTAACAATCGCTTCAAAACAGCGGGGAATATAGAGCCTAGTGCCTTGGTAGTGCTGTACGATTTTCTCAACCGTAGATTTATCTAATATAGAGAGCAGGTCCTGATATGCGTAACTATCTTTGGCGTTCGTGATGAGCATCGTATTGCCACCGTACTTCTTAATAACTTCAATCGCGTTTCGCATCCCAATCACTTCCACTAACTCTTTTCCAGATTCCGGCAAGATCTCGCTATACTTGCTGATCTCATCATAGAACTGCTCACTCTGGGTTAAGCGCTCTAAGTAGGCAGATTCAATCTCATCAAGATCACTAGGGATAATGAGATCTTGGCCTCGGAAGACCTCCATAAGAGGTCTTGTCTGATTGCCGAGAATATGCTTTAAAGCGTTATAGACTGAACCACTTAAGTGTTCGCTTGGTACTGCAAAGCTTGAACCGCCGAACTCTCTGACTAATTCTAGTGTTAGTTTGATACCGATCGTATCAATGATCATCTGGGTCGTTCGCGGTAGTAACTTTAATCGTTCCATCTTAGATCTCCTTCCTGTTGTTCCGGTTTGCGTGCGTTTGAAGTGCTGCCACTAATCGATGAAGCTGATCATGTGAGAGCCAATTTGCACGATCAACACCAAACATTTGCTTTGCCATCCCATTAATATAATTCCAAGTGAGGTTTTGCTCTTTTAGAATGGCGTAAAGCTTACGGAACATGGGCTTAAGAGCTTTTCTAGCGCGGTCATTCTCTTGGAACATGAGCTTATCCATCTCTTTGATCACTAATAGTTGCTCATCTTTGGTCATCTCTGTTGTGGAACGCTTCTGGGTTAAGCGGTAGAGAAATGCTTCATAGTTATCACGATCAGAGAGCCCTAAGATCTTACTTTGCATAATCTTGATTCGAGCTATTCGCTTATTACGATCTGCTTTATTCATCGTCCTTCCTCCTTGTAAATTTCATAGCAAGGCATTGAGCAGAGAAGCTTATGCGAAACAGTACCGCAGATCACACAAGCCTTCTCACAGTCACACCAGCCGGCATTACCGCACATCTGCTTAACAACATGATGATCTTGCGTTTTAGGGCTAAGATAATGTTTATACTCCAAAGCGGTACTAAAATTCGCATAGATTGGGCTGATAGGTTGATTGCGATCGCTATTTCTTTTGAATACTGCAAACATCTAATACCTCCATGATCCGAGATGAGAAGAGATTTTATTCATACTCACTGAAGCTAACTTCACATCCTCTTTGCTATATAAGTGATAGCCCAACTGTACTTTAATGATTTTATGGACTTGGTTCGCGATCCTCCGAACTTGAGGAATTACATCACAAATAATATTGAGTTCTTTCGTGAAGTTATCGTCTTGATATCTCACTAACTCTTTTTCGATCTGCATACTCATACCCACCCCCAAACTTTACGCTTTGGCTTAATTTCTCTAATAGGTGCAGATTGCTTCCAAGTGATTTTGAAACCACTCATCGAAATAAAGAGCTCATTCCGTAGATCATCACGATGAGCTACGCCGTAACGTAGCTGCATCATCTGCTGTGAGGTTGGACGTTCAATCTTGATTTCATGACCCGTTAAGGAAACATCAATCACAGAGATTCCGGCAGATTGAAGTCTATTCAATGTTGAAAAGAGGTTTTTTGTTTCATTCAAAAAGTGTTGAGTTGATTTAGACATAATTCGCTCCTTATTAATGCACAAGCATTTCAGAAAATTGGTTAATGATGTTTTGATCAATCGGACGATCATTGATTTCAGCAGTTCGAATAGCACCGCGCAGTAATTTATTGAGCCTACGGGCATTAGCACCACATTTCTCGAAGAGAAGCCCATTAAACTCATCAGTGTTAAGCGTTGCTTCCGCCAGTGCATAGATATCTTCTTTCTCTAAGCGATCCCCCATTGAGTAGTGAAATCCAACTCTTGAGTAGAGCTGTGCATGCTCACTATTGCGCCCGCGCATATTCATAAGTAAACGCGGAAGACCTGCAAGCACTAATCCCACGCCAGCCTTATCGTGGATACGGCGTAATGTCTCAAGTGCGCGGTATGGGAGATATTCCGCTTCATCAATAATGATTAAGCGACCGGTACCTTTAAGGCGCTCAATAATCGCTTGGCTCATATCGTGTAGAGATCCTTTCTCTGATAAATTCAATCTAATACAGATCTCACGAAGTAGGACCTTCGCGGTATAAGTTGGCTCAGTCTCGATAAAGATCACGTTCTTCTCTTGGCGGACATACTCTTTGAGTGTTTGAGTCTTACCGAGTCCTGCTGCACCCGTAATGAGTGAAATATCATTCTCAAGATGCGCATAACGGATCACATCCAAAGCTCGGCGTGATTTGGGCGTTGGCACGTAAGGAAAGGTATAACGATCTAATACTTTCTCTTCAACACGCTGTAAGAGTCCTCTGATAGAGTTCTCAAGGTTTTTGATATCTCCAGGATAGTTACCTTTGAGGTACTGATTGATGACACTTGTTGAAACATCGAGTTGTGCCGATACTTGGCGTTGGCTGAGTTTATGCTCTTGCATATAGGCTTTTAATTCATTAATCATGTTTAACTCCTAGGCTTTCTTTTTTTTTAATTCAAACTCTTCACGTTCTGATTCAAACAAGAAGACAGGTTCTTTCTCTTCTTTGGGCATCTCGATGAAGTTGCCAAAATCGGGTTGGTGATCGATCGTTCCACGTGCTTCCGCTTCAATCTCTTCAATCTTGCGCTGTGCCGTACGTAGACGATTTTTACGGCGTTTTTCTCTAACTTCTTCAATGTAGGCTTTCGGGAAGGCATCACGTTTATTGCCATCAAACTCGGCCTCACATATAAAGCGGCCATCCAGATCTCGGATAATGACGCTCGAAGCATCGTGAATATCGAAGCTCACCTGAACCTCTAAGCCGTTATACGGTGCGAGATCCATCGAAAAGTATTGGTTGTTGTAGAGCGATACCCAGCCACGCTGAACGGTACGGATTTCGCTTGGTCTAAAGAGATCACGGATCTCCGCATCCGTTAGATAATCAACTTCAGCTGTTTCAAGCTGTTTCTTACGAGCTTCTGCCGGCGTTGTTCCAAGCTCTCTATGAATATGTTCATTGTTGTACCAGTCGATACCTGCCTCACACATTGCGATAAACTCCGCCCAACTCGGTATTTTGTTAACCGCTGAAGATTGCTGTACCGTAAGCTCTTTTCCTTTCGCTACCGCATTTGAGGCACTCTCAACAGCTACAAGCATCTTACGTGTTGATTCGCGATCTGCATTACCGCCGAAATAGGTTGGAAACTGTCTGGCAATGCGTTGTGCTACGGTTCTATTTAAGCGCTCAATGATTCCTCGACCTTGTGGATTACCAGGAATCCCTGTTTTATGTTCAACACCAAGACGGGCAAAGATACCGGTAACATCGTGATCTAGATGCGTAGCTGTCTGACCTCCACCATTATCTGAGTAGTAGATAAGCGGAAGGCCGTGCTTCTCAACACCGTGACGGAAGGCATCTGCAACTGCTAATGTGTTCTCTGCAAGGGATACCGACCAACCTACAATGTAACGATTCGCTGCATCGATGATCATCGTAAGTTCAGGGATAAATGGACGACCATGATCAGGATGCTGCACTTTGAGTTTCATCGAAGTACCATCTCCCACCCAAGCGCCATTTAATCCAAGTACTTCCCAATTGCGCTTCACATATGGCAATACCGCTTTACGATCCGATCCAGTTACGCGACCTTTTTCGCGGTCAATTTCACTCATACGACGCAATGCATAGCGCACTTGGTGGATTGTTGGATACTCTTTTTTCTGCTCAATGCAGACATTGACAAATTCAACATAAGCCTCTTCAACACTAATGCCACTTGGTACTTGATAGATCTTCAAGAAGAGCGGTAACCAAGGAATAGACTTCAAAGGTTTCGCTTTTGGTTGACCTGGTGCAAGCGCTTGCACTCTTTCCGCCGGTGTTTCGCATTTAACTGCCGTTAATACATAGCGCATCAAAGAGCGCTCGGAGATTACACGGCCTTTTTGGCGACGAGCATTCGCTAAGTAAGCAGCTTCTTGTAATGAAGGTTCTAACTCTCCCGATTTCGCTTGTTTAACAATCGTTTTAACAGCGTTTAAACGAGTCGTTGTTTTTTCAAGCTCCGCAACAGCTGCAACAAGATAGAGACGCGCATCGGCAATCTCTCTCTGCTCAGTTGTAAGCTGATCTAATTCTTTAGATTCCGGAATCGTTAGAGATTTAACTTTTGCATGACGCGGTTCAATAACCAGGTTCGCAATTTCGTATTCGCGGATCTGTTGTTGAATTTCGGGAGGCATAGAAGCAACTTCATATTCGTAGCCACCGCCTCGACCTTGTCTCTCTTGCTTATTCCAGTTGTTGCGATTAGCTGTTGCAGTAATATTTTGAACAGTACTGGGTAAACCATGTAAGTTCATTTCTGACAATTCTTTCGCACTATAAAAAAGTTTCATAAGATTACCCAAACATACGAGATTCTTTTAGTTTTCTTTCCTGAAAGCGAGTAGGCCATATTTGTTCAGGTGGAATTCCAATCGCATTTGCGATAATTCTTTCTCCTTTTGGAAATGGTCTATATAATGCTTGGCTTAAAGAGGAAGATCCGGCATAACCATGTTTAAAGGCTAATTGCCTGATCGACCAACCATTTTTATGAAGAGCTGCAATGATGTCAGCGCGATGCCAATCACGTTGGCTGTTTTTTTCTTTGCTTAATACGTTCATTTACTAACCCTCTTTATTTAGTGAAAGATGTTAACGAATGAGTAGATGATATAGCCAAATAAGAAGATAGTCAACTTGAATGATCATGCCGATATCATCATTCAAGTTCTTAATCGTATACAAAAGAGCATTTAGTATGTTCTAGCGCATATATCAAGGAGATAAGTGATGTCAAATGAGAAGTTGAATGAAACAGCTAATCATTCAAGTTTAAAAAATGAACTTGAATGCGAAAGTTCTTTTCACAAACGATTAGTTTCTTTAGTAGAAGAAGTCGGGAACCCAAATGCTTTTGCTAATAAGGTAGGAGTATCTCCATCCGGAATTCATCGATTGATGGAAGGTGGAACACCAGGAATGCCTCTATTAATTAAAATATGCGATGCATTTAATATAAGTAGCGATTGGCTAAGTAGAGGTATTGGACAAAAATACTTATCTTCAGAGAGCGTCAATACATCTAATCTAGTGGCTACTAATACACTAGGGGAACCTATTGATTTAAATGAGTTTGTATTTATTCCACGTTATAACATCAGTGCAAGCGCCGGCCATGGCTGCGATGTAAGTCAAGAGATGTATATGCACTCAATGGCATTTAGAAAGTATTGGGTGGATAACGTTCTTGGTGTAGGCGCTAAGGATTTGATCGCTATAGGCGTAAAGGGTGATTCTATGGAAGGTGAGATTAGTGATGGGGATGTCATTCTCATTAATACAGCAGATAAGCACCTTAACAATGGGATTTACGTCATCCGAATCGATGGGGATCTCATCGTTAAACGTATCCAAAAGCTACCAGGTAACAAAATTGAGGTCTCAAGTACCAATAATGTCTATAGACCCTTTGAGATAGATCTAAGCAATCAACCAAACGATTTTGGCGCAATTGGTAGAGTCGTTTGGCATGGTCGTAATGTGCCGTAACTTTAAAGTAGTATGTAAAAAGTACTTTAGAGTTACTTACATCCTAGTAATCGCCTAAAAATCTCCAAAAACCAGTCATTGCAACTGCTTTGAAGTATTTTTGCCTGAACTATTAAAACCTATCATTTTTTAATAGTTCACTGTTTAAAGTTGAAAGTACCTAATCTTTCAAACAGCTGTTTAATAAACGTTTAAACACCTATTAAACACTTGTAATAATATGCCAATCATTTCGCAAAAAACTAACATGAATTAGCATTTTGTGCCAAAGGCCGTTTTTTGCAGCAAACCTCGGTGAAGCCGATAACATCAAAGCTCATCGAGGTTTTTCTTAAGCCTCTCCATGTGCCACAATGATCAGTACCCCACAATATCCGAGAGATATGTCGATCCTATCACCATATTTCATCATATAAATGTCGAATGACTCTAAGAAGATTTTTGGATCGGCGGGATCTTACCATTTCATTCTTTTCACCAGTGCATGCCCGCGGTTTGGCATCGATAATGCCTTATTGCCGGCGCGTAGTTTCTGGAAGAACGCAGTAGTAAGATCCGGCAACTCATCAACCCATATTGTTTCAATAAATAAGAGAGTCTGTTGAGCGGCGGGTTGAGAATTATGCCGATCATCTTCTTAGCCACCTGTTTTCTTGGCGAGATCTATTTAACTTAAATGTCGCCGCTATTGATAAGCCGTTTTAATTTGCTCTAAACAGAAACACCTTACTCTCTTTTGTCTTCATCTCGCGACTTAGTTGGAGTGGGGCGAGGGTGGTTTCTAGGTTGAAGCTGGCTTTGACCGGCATCTCAATGGAGAGGGAGCTGAGGGTAGAGAGAAGTGGATTCTCTGTTAAAACTTCAAGAAGCGGTTCGTAAAGCGCGTGGAAGAAGGGCGGGTCGAGGAAGAGATGCTGCCGAGGATATTGTGTGGCTAATTCTAGAAGTTCTTGATGTCTGCTCGATCCTGCTGTTAAAACCTCTAAAGCACTCCCTTTGATTAAGCGATAACGCTCCTCCGGCACTTTAAGCGTACGGAGATTCTTCTCTAAGGTGCGAAAGACATTGGCATCCTTTTCGATAAAGATCGCTCGTTTAGCTCCGCGCGAGAGCGCTTCAATGCCTAAAGCACCTGTGCCGGCAAAAGCATCGATCACTAACGCACCGGGAATGGTTGTCTGTAACCAGTTAAAGAGTGTCTCCCGAACGCGAGAAGCGGTGGGGCGTAAGCCATCGGCATTGATCACTTCAATCTTCCGTGAGCGATATTCCCCCCCGATAATTTGTACCGCATCTCTCAT